GCACGAAGGTCGATAAGAAGGGTTATCGCAAGCGCTTCTGGTCGCAGATCCGCGATCGCAATGAGGCGCTCGACCTCGCCGTCTACAACCGCGCGGCCGCCGCGCAGCTCGGCGTCGACCGCTGGACGGACGAGCGCTGGGATCGGCTGCGCGCCGAGCTCGACGTCGGGCTGACTCCGAAAGCTGCGCGCGAGGCGACGCCGCCGAGCACGGGCCGGATGAAGATCCGGCGCAAGCCGTCGTCCGGCTACTGGTGAGTGTCCTCGGGGGTGCCCGTGCCACCGTGCGGGCATGGCGGATATCACAGCCACTGAGGACGAGCGCGAGGAGCTCCGCAAGGTCGCGGTGAGCGGCGTGCAGTCGGTGGAGGCCGACGGCCGCAAGGTCGTCTATCGGCCGCTCGACGACCAGCTGCGCGTGCTGAGCGAGCTCGGGCGCGCGGGGCGATCTCGCCGCCGCTACGTCGCGTTTGCGAAGGGGTGGCGGTGAACGTACTCGACGCGGTGATCGAGGCTGTAGCGCCGCGCTGGGCGGCCAAGCGGGCAGTCGCGCGCGCGACGCTGCGCTCGTTCAACGCGACCGGGCGCGGGCGGCGGCAGAACAAAGACGGGTGGACGACCGGCCCGGAGAATCCGACCGAGACGTCCATGGACCTCGCGATCCTGCGCGAGCGCGAGCGCGACATGGCGCGCAATAACCCCTACTGGCGCCAGGGCGTGCGCGTGCTCACGTCGGAAGTGATCGGGCGCGGCATCCGTGCGACGGCGATCGGCGACAACCAGCGCACCGTTGATTCCGTGCAAAGAGCGTGGGACGAGTGGGCCGAAAGCAAGACGCCGGACGTCACTGGCCAGCAAGACCTGTATGGGTTGCAGCGGCTGATCACACGCTCCGTCGTGAGCCACGGCGAGTGTCTGGTGTACAAGCGCGTAGTCGATCGCAAGCTGCGCCTACAGCTGCTGAGCGCCGATTATCTCGACATCTCGAAGGATCGAGAGCTCCCCGACGGCGGACAGATCTCCGGCGGCATTGAGACCGACCAGTATGGGGCGCCCGTCGCCTACCACTTGTATCCGCGGCATCCGTCGCGCGTGCTGAACGGTGAATCTAAGCGCGTGCTAGCTGGCGAAGTCGCGCACGTGTTCTCACTCGAGCGCATCGGCCAGCTACGCGGCGAGTCGTTCCTCGCCTCGGTGTATACGCGCCTGTCGGATTGGGATGACTACGAGGACGCAGACCTCATGCGGGCGAAGGTCGCTGCGTGCTTCGGTGTCGTCTACACGGGGGTCGACGGCGACAGCGAGAGCGATGTCGAACTCCGCGAGAAGATCGAGCCCGGCATGATCGAACACCTGCCGAACGGGGCGCAGGTGCAGACGCTCACGCCTCCGGCAAACCTCGGGCTGCGCGATAGCGCGCTGATCAACCACCGCGCCGTCGCGCTCGGGCTGGGCATTACGTACGAATCTCTCACGGGAGACTACGAGAAGGTCACGTTTTCCAGCGCGCGCATGGGTCGGATCCAGATGGACAAATGGATCTCGGACCTGCAGCAAGACGTGTTGATCGACCGCTTTTGTCAGCGTGTTTGGGCGTGGTTCCTCAACGTCAACACGCTGCGCAGCGACGATCAGAATACGGTGCAAACGCCACGCGTCACGGCGCAGTGGACGGCTCCGTCTCGCTCGATCGTCGACCCGAACGCCGAGTCAAAGGCATCGCTGCTCGACGTGCGCGCGGGGTTCCGCTCATGGTCTGACGCAGTGCGCGAACGCGGCATGGACCCTCAGCGAGTCGCCGAGCAGATCGCGAAGGATCAGAAGTTGTTCGACGGGCTCGGCATCGTGCTCGACAGCGATCCGCGCAAGGTCTCGATCCAAGGCCAAGGTGCGGTGAATCAGCAGGGAGAGGAGGGCGAAGCCAATGGCGGCGCCAGCAAAGCAACGAAAGCCTGAGAACGAGCTGCAAACGCGCGAAGAGTCCGGTCTCGTATTTCGCGCAGCGCTCGAGCCGAAGTCGGCGAACGACGCCGAGCGGACGATCGACCTCGTATGGACCACGGGATCCGCGGTGCGGCGCTACGACTGGCGCACCGGCGCAGACTATCTCGAAACGCTGAGCATGAACCCGAAGCACGTGCGCACCGAGCGCATGAACGACGGCGGCCCAGTGTTGGACTCGCACGCGCGATGGAGCGTCAAAGACGTGATCGGCGCAGTCGTGCCCGGAACGTTCAAGCTCGATGGTGAGCGCGGTACGGCCACGGTCCGCTTTTCCAAGCGTGATGACGTGACGCCGGTTTGGCAGGACGTCAAAGCCGGGATCGTGCGCTCGGTCTCGGTCGGATACCAGATTCACAAGTGGGAGCGCACGGCGGCGACCGAGAAGGAGATCGAGCAGCGCAAGGCGATCGACTGGGAGCCGCATGAGATCTCGATGGTGCCGATCCCGGCCGACGCCGGGGCGGGCACTAGGAGTGCTGACGAAGCTTTGGCGCAAACTCGCGCAGGAGAGGCTGAAATGGACGCAGAAGAGAAAAAGGCGATGGAGGAGAAGGCGAAGCGCGAGGCCGAAGAGAAGGCGAAGCGCGAGGCCGAGGAAAAGCAGCAGCGCGAGATCCGCGAAGCGGATGCGAAGCGCGAGGCCGAGGAAAAGGCGCAGCGCGAAGCTGAAGAAGCCGCGAAGCGCGCGAAAGACGCGGCCGACGCAGCGACGAAGCGGGCGGCGGCGGTTGCCGCGCTCTGCGACGAGTTCCAGGTTGCGCCCGAGCAGCGCAACGCATGGTTGAGCGAGGGACGCTCGGTGAGCGAGTGCAAGATCGCGATCCTCGACGGCATGGCTGCTCGCAGCAAGGAATCGCACATCAGCCCGGTGACCGGCGGTGATGGCCGTCGCGAGCAAATGGCTGTCCGCGATGCTGCCGATGCGATCCTCATGCGCGCGGGCGAGAAGGTCGAAGGCGACGGGCACCGCAATTTCGCGGGCGGGCGCTTGCTCCGCATGGCCGAGCAGATCCTCGGTATGGGTGGCGTCAACACGCGCTTGCTCGACCCGAACGAGCTCGCCAAGCGCGCGCTGGCAACGTCGGACTTCGCGAGCGTGCTCTATCTCGTGGGTGAGAAGCAGGTGCGCAAGGGGTACGAGGGCGTGCCGCTCGTTCACCGCGCGATCTTCCGCAAGACGACTGCCAACGACTTCCGCGAGAAGAATCAGGTACTGGTTTCCGCGGGCGGTATGCTGCAGGAGATCCCGGAGAACGGCGTCATTCCGATGGCCGGCGCCACCTCGGAGCAGAGCAAGTACAAGATCAAATCGTACGGGCTCATGTACGCGTTCACGCGCAAGATGATCATCGACGATGACATCAGCGCGGTGACCAAGATCGCGCAGAGTCGCGGCCGCTCGGTTGCCGAGACGGAGCGCAAGCTCGTGTGGGACTTCATCATGTCCAACACGCTCGCGGGCCCGACGTCGCAGGACGGGACCGCGGTGTTCACCACGGGTCACGGCAACTACCCGAACGCGAGCGGCACGCCGATTTCTGATGTGACGTTGACGGCGGCGCGCGTTTCGTTCGGCAATCGCCTGGGTCCCGATGGCTTCGCGATGAACGCGCAGCTCAAGCACATCGTGACGAGCGTGGTCGGCGAAGCGCCGTGGGACATTCTGCTGAATGGCATGTGGGTCCCGCAGTCAAACACTGGCGTGGTGGTGACCGATCGCATGCGCCAAGTTCAGCTGCACGTCGAGCCGCTGATCAGCACGACCAAGAAACACTGGTACGGTTTCGCCGACTACAACCAGGTGGACCACTTCGAATACGCCTACCTCGCTGGAGCCGAAGGCGCGCGCCTCGAGCAGCGCAACGGGTTCAATCCCGAGGGCATCGAGTACAAGGTCTGCATGGACTTCGGTATCGGCGCGATCGACTGGCGCGGCGCGTACCTACAGCGCGAGACCTGATCGGACGCGTCGAGCTAACAAGTTCCACTCCAACGAATCGAGGCAGACATGTTGAGTTTGATCCAACCAGATGTAGACAACCTGACCATGGTCGCGCCCTCGGGCGGCGTGACCAAGGACGTTCCGGTCATGATCGGCGACCTGTGCTTGATCCCGGTCTGCGACGCGGACGAAGGCGAACTGTTCTCCGGCCGCACGCGCGGCGTGTTTCGCCTGAAGAAGCACAGCGGAACGGCGTTCACCGCGGGTGAAGAGGTCGAATGGGACGTCTCCGCGGGCGAACTGATCGCTCCGGGCAGCGCGGCCGGCGACATCAAGATCGGCAACGTCGTGATCGCGGCGGGCAGCTCGGACACCTACGCCACGATCGCGAAGTCGAACCCGACGCCGGTACTCAACGCCGGAACCTGATCGCATGGCGATCTGGGATACCGCGCGCGATCTGCTGTCGCGTGCCGTGACGGGGCATCTGGGCGAGCAGCTCACGCTCACGAACGGCACGGACACGGCGACCGCGCGCGGCATCCTCACCCGTCCGGAACAAGTAGTGCGGCTCGGCATGGCTCACGTCACAGTGGGCAGCGCCGTGCTCGCGATGCGCCGCGTCGATGCGCCCGCGTGGATCGGCCGCGGCGTAACGGTCACCGCGGAGTCGGGCGAGACGTTTGAGGTGACCGAGGTCGCCGACAACGGCGAAACCATGCTGGAGGTCGTGCTGTGTCGTTCGTCTTAGAGCTCGACGTCGCATCGCTCGATGGTCTCGCGGCCGGCCTTGGCGCCGACGCGAAGATCATGCAGCAAGCTGCGCGCGTCGCGGCGAACCGCGCGATCCGCTTCGGGCGGGCGCAGATCGCACGAGGGCTGAGCGCGCGCCTC